ATTCCAACCCTATTTACTATCCATAACGGAACAATACGAAGTTGTTTGCACCTAAAGTACATACGCAACGCTCAGAAAGGAAGTTAACCTCCATTGCATCTAAATCGCTTGTAGCAGCACCGCCTGCAGAACCTGTAATCCAAGTTTTGTAGCGTCTGTCTTCAGCTTCAGAAGCTCTGTAACGAACGTGTAAGAAAGGACGCTTAGCATTCTTGCCCATAATTTGGTCGTACACTGAAGTAGAACCTGCAGGAACAAGAAGACCTGTAATTGTACCTGTTGCAGTAGAAGCAGTTGCATTCAATCCACCTCTCATTGTAGGATCGTTTAGGTATTTCCAATCAGACTTGTAGAAATCATAACCTCTACGGAATCCTGAGAAACCTAAGTTTAACGCCATATTGATATCGTTATCAAATAGACCATAAGAAGCAGCATTAGCAGCACCTGATACAGCATAACCATTCAATGTAGCTAACATATTGTCTATGTCAAAACTCAATCCACGATTAACAAATACAACGTTCTCTTCGATAGAACCTTGCTTGTCTAAACGAGCAACAATTGTATCCCAATCAGAAAGAGCAGTTGGAGTACCACCACCCCATACGTTACCACGATTGTTTACAACGTAGAAGATACCTTCAGAACCTTTGTATCCTGCAGTTAATGCGCCTGATGAACTTGCAGCAGGAACAGCTTCAATCATTGCAGTCTCAAGATAATCTTCAAAACGTAAACGAGTCTCGTGCTCTGATTTCAAATACCACAAGTAACCTGTAGCACCGTTCTCAGTAGTAACTTCAACCCATCCGATTTGAGCCATATCAGAACCATTTACTGCATACTTGTCCTTGATGATGATTGGAGAGTTAGAGTAGATATCATCTTCTCCTTCTAAAGAACCAACCATTCCATTAGTTCCTTTCTTGAACTCAGAACCATAGATAAATACAGTACAAGCAGTAGATACCGCAAAAGCCTGACCTGCAGTTTCGTAGTAAGCAACTGTGAAAGTTGTTGCAGAAGGAACAGCAGTAACGATTGCTTTGTTGAAAACACCTGAAGTGTTATTCTGAATCATTACAGTTTGTCCAATACGAATTGCTATGTAAGTAACTCCTGAGTCAGCAACAGTAAATGTAGCTGTAGAAGCACCTAAAGCAGCAGCTGAAGTACAGCTTGTGTATTTGATGTGTAAACGACCTTGTTCTGCCCATTTGATTTGGTCAGAGTTAGAAGGCATTTCAGCACCTACCATTCTTAAGAATGAAGATACTGTTCTATTACCATAACGCTCAAATTCTTTCTCATAAGTATCAGGAAGATACTGATTCAAAAAGTTAAAGCTGGTAATGTAGTTTGTTTGTAGAGCCACTTGTTCCGGTGCCGGTTGCAACGCGTACGTAGGGCTGTTTAATAAAGCACTTGCCATTTTTTTTAATTTTTAAATTGTTTTAAATACGTTTTATACTGCGGATTTTCAGGCCTTTACCTGAATCAGGGTTTACCGCTCTCACCTGCACGCCATCCTTACTTTTTGAAACTTCAGGCGACTTCTGCTCTCCCATGTTTACATTCTTAATCTTTCTTGTAACATCATCTACAGCATCAGCCAATCCTTGTTCATAAAAAAACTTTGCAAACTTATCAGGATTCATTGCAATTGACAAAGACCTATGGTATCCTTTTGCATCTTTAATTAATCCATTATCATCTAAAAACTTTGCAATAAAGTTAGCAGGTGTAGATTGGATTTTTTTTAATTCAGCAGCTTCTCCCGGAGTAAATGTAAGTTTCTTGTTATTGACATCAAATTCAAAACCTTTGAACTCTCCATCAAACAACTCGTTAGTCTTTTGGTCAAACCATTGACGCTTACGATTTGTCTCCTCTTCTATGGTCTTTGCTTGGTTTAAGTATTGACGATAAGCATTGTATTCTTCTTCCTCTTCTTTTGAAATTCTTGCTGAACTTGACTCAAGTGGCAATTTGTATTTCTCTTTCTGAGTATTAAAGAATTTTTTAGCTTCGTTAATAACCTTCTTTCTTTCAATCTTAATCTTCTTGATTTTAGACTCATCATCAATATCCTCATCATATCTATAGTCATCCATCAATGCATCTATATCTTCAGCATCAAGACCTTCTTGAGTAGCTGACAAGTATTCCTTGACAAGTTGCTCAGGGTCCATAGTATCGTGGTCTTTTCTTAAATTAAGAAAGTCCTCAAATCCTCTGCCTGTTTCTTTCTTATATTTTAAGAAAGCAGCAACATCTTCAGGTAACTCTTCAGTTTCTTTTCTTTCAGCAACCAAATCATCAAATGAGTTGATTTGCTTATTATACCTTTTACCAATATATGAAAGAACTTTTTGCTCGTCTAACTCATCTTCCACTTCTACAACTTCTTGAGGAGCAACCTCTTCTATAACTTCTTCTTTTTGTTCAACAACAGGTTCTTTTTTATTTATATTAGACAAATCAATATGAGGTATTTTATCCTCATCTTTTTTATTGCCTTCAACTAACTGTTGCTCAACTTCTTGAACACTTTTTGGTTCAATAACATCTAATGCTTTTACTTTTAATTCCATTTAATTTGATTTTATTTGTTACAAAATTATGCAAAATTTGTTACACTTTTAACGAGGCTCAAACTCAGCCATATCAAATCCATCTAAGCTATCCTCATTTGATTCAAAACTTAATGGAGGTAAATTATTCTTTCTTTGGTCTATTAACTTAGACTGCTCTGTATTCTGTTGACTTATTCTTTTAGACTTTGAATCTTCTCTATCCTTCTCTCTTTTAGACAACGTCTCCATCTCCATTCCGTGCAACTGCTGATTGTACTGAAACTCTTCAGCCATCAAATGAGATTTAAACTCAGCCTCTTTCTGCATTTTCATAATATCAAACTGCACTTCGGCTTGTTTTATTTTCATCTTAGCATCAGTCTCAGCTTGTATTTTTTGCATAGCCGTCTGTGCAGCCAACTGCTGAGATTGCATTTGCTGTTGTGCAGTAATAGCTTGTTTCTGCATAGCCATCTTCTCTTCTCTAGCTTCTTTGTTAGCTCTCTTAACCTTAAGTAATTGATTGGCAAGTTTAAGATTTCTAATCTCACGTATGTCGATTGCATCCTCAAGATTAATATCTCCTTTAGATAAAGCCATTTGTATATTAGCTTCAAGCTGTGCTTTTTGGTCTTCATCAGGAGATATCTCTATGAAAATACCAAAGTCATAAATATACAAGTCTGATATTTGGTCTAGTATACCAACATTATACTTTCCTATCTTATTTACAAAGTCATCTTTAAAATCAGAATACTCTAATATGTCTGCAACTCTATATGTCAAAGCCTCTGCTAATGAACGATATAAGAATAACCCTGAATCTAAAATGTGTCTTGTAGCGGTATTGGAATTTAAAGCGGCTAATTTTTGTAGACCAACTAAAGAGTTAGGATCAGGATTAGAACCGTCTCTAGCTTCATTTAAGCCTGTTACAGACCTAATCATATCTAAGTAATGATTATAGTTAGCTATAAGCATTTGTGTCTTTGCTGCGCCTGAATTTGAAGTAAGCTGCGTAATAGGTACTCTTGCATTATTAAAGTCTCCATCCTGAGTAAAGCTTCTACCAATCACACTACCTGTTTGGAAGTATAATCTTAATGCATCCTCAGGATTATAAGCATTGCCTGTACCCAAGTCAACCTCGTTCAATCCATCGGCATCTATAAACACACCATCAGGTACAATACGATTTATAACTTGTTGTAATTTTAAGTGAGTTATCTGAATCAAATCAGCAAAAGGAATCATCCTTCTGCACAAAGACTCAATAACGCCTTTATACATACGTGGAGCACAAGCAACATAGCAAGGTATAGCGTGTTGAGTGGCAGACTTAGGTCTAACCATATTCTGAGCCATCTCCCACTTTAATAAAATATTGCTACCCATAACAAGTATACCCTCGTACCAAACGTCAATAGTCTTCTCTATCTTTTTAAAGTTACCTTCCTCCATCATCTCTGCAGGAGGATTAAAAGTGTCGTCCTTCTCAATTACTCTTGAACCGCCATTCTCAAGTATTCTCTTCTTATATACAATCTTCTTTGTAGTCTTGTAATTAAAATAAAGCAAAGTGCAAGTGTCTCTATAGAACATACTATTCTCATAGAACTGAGCTACATTAAAATAATCATACCAACCTCTACTATATTGTGATATCTTATCTAAATCTTCGTGAGTTAATGATTGGTCTATCTTCATAAGCTCAGTCATTGGAACTGTCTTAATCTCTCCCCAATAGAAACAATCTCTAAAGTACGGGTCCTCAGTATAACTATAAACCACATTTGCAGGATCTACATAAGATATCTTCACTCCTGCTCCCGGAAGAAACTCGTGCTTCGCAATAGCAATCCCAATAACAGTAGCATCATAGTCAAGTCTTTTTCTTATATCATCATACTTGTTTTCATCAAACATTGTATTGATAGCCTCCTCTTCAGCAATCTCAATTGCAGGCTTATACTTAAGCTGCATATGCAATTGCATCTCCTCATCACTTTCAGGAAGCTCATCAGGATTCATCATAAATGGATCTACGCCTGCTCTTTGTTGTATAATACTAAGAACATCTTTTGCTGTAGACTGTCCTTGAACCATATCCTGATACTCATTTCTCTTTTCTTGAGACATCGCATCCTGTGCGTATGCCTTAACTTTGAAAAGCCTATCAGACATTCCATTAACTACAATATCAACAAACTTTGGGATAACAGGCACTGGAGTCCAATCTATATTTAGATAAGATAAATCTCCATCAATAGCCAACTCATTTTTATATTTACCTATTGGTTGCTCGCCTCTTGCATATAATCTTAGCCTATGAAAATCACGCCATTGTCCATAATATCTACAAGAGTTTCCGTCTTTTCTAAACCACTCATATTGAATGGCTTGACCAACTTGTAGTCCAAAATCATCTGATGCCTTTTGGGCATCACTAGCTAATTGACTTGGAAACGCTGCTGATTTTATGTCTATTACTATATCTTTCATTGAATCAATTGACTTTGATTACCATCATTTCTATATCTTGCGAAGTTAATACTTATTTTCGATTCTTTTTTTTCAGGCATATATAAATGCTTCTGATTAGCCATTATAGCCAACCCTGAACTTATAGCGGCATCAAACCTTGTCCTATCGCTTATATCAAACTTTGCCCAATCTTCTAGCGTCTTCATAAATGGCATTGTTCCCATCTCCTCAGGATCTCTATACTTTCCTTCTAAATCTAATCCTACAAACTTCTCAATATAAGACTCAATAGCCGATGCGTGTGATTGCCTTACGTCCTCAGAGCTATTAGGTATACCACCTAGCTCACGCTCTGTTTTTGAAAGTTTTGCAAATGGTTTATCAGGTCTATTCATACAGAAACCTCTATATCCCCTATTCTTAAAATGATAAAGAAGTCTTGGCTTATTGTTCTCTGCAAGTATTGGCATACCATAAAATACACAAGCCATAAGTACCTCTTCAAAAAATATCTCAGCTGTTTGAGGACGAGCAATGTATTCTAAGAAGAACTCATTGACAGGACCCTCATCCATATGGAACTTAGTCATCCCGTGAAGCGCACCATTAGAACCACGCCCTACAACAACCGCAGATATATCATAAGAGTCACAACCAAATGAGCCTAAATGTTCATTGCCCGGATATTTCATCCCATTTCTTATATGTACATTATTTTGGTAATGCTTAAGTGGCGTCCAACTAACTAAAAATCTTCCTGACTTGTTTGGAGACCAAACTACCTCAGTGTCCTTTACCCCATCTTTCCAACTAAATGAGCCACGAGTGATGTAATGCTCTTTAATCATAGAGTCATTGTAATCTATCTGATGATATATCTTAGTCAAATTAAATAACGCTTGCTTACTCTCGTCTCTAAATGCGTGCGACTCTGTTCTTGGAAACTGACGATAAAATTCATTTAATGCATCTGAGTCATTTTTTAATGAGTCTACCTCAGCCTCCCAATAATCAACAGCTCCATTTATTATCTTCATTCCATCAACTCCTATTACAGGGTCACTTGGCTTTCTAAATACAGGCATACCATACCTATCTATAAACCCTTCCATATTCCATTCCATTGGAATAAATAAAGCATACAGTCCGCTTTTAGTCTGTCCGTTCTTGTTTCGCGAACTGATTCTTGAATCCTCATACAAACTTTTAAAATTATCACCACCCTTACTCAAAGCATTTGAGGTAGAGCCCATCATACATTTACCTATTATCTTGCTACCTAATCTTAAACAAGTTTTAGTTACACGCCAATTATTTAAGATATTATTTGGTTTTACCCATTTTCCACTCTCATCGTGAGCTAGGAATAGTAGTTTTTCTCCATCATAAGAGTTCTCTTCTGTGTTCTTCCAATCTATTGTAGTATCTAACCCATCTATGTCATTGTCGTCCACGTCATACATATTCTTCTTGGTAATCTTTGACGCAGGCACACGAAATGCTAGCTCAGTCTTTGGCTTATCCATACCATCCATTACAGGTCTAAAGAAAAATGGTAGTCTGCTATTTATTGGAACTACTTTATCTGTAAACATCTTCTTAGCATCAGAACCTGTCTTAGATAAAATGCCAATACGAGCATCACGTGCAAGGGTAGCTATATTAACGCATTCTGAAGATGACATAAAAGAAAATCCTGAACGTCTTATCTTTAGGTATATCATACCAAACGCTCTATTATCTGCTCTGCAAGCTTCCCAAAAAATAAAGTATATTCTATTGGCTTCTCTATAATCAGGGTATCCTATATCTATGCTTGCCCATTGCAAGTACATCCAATGAGAACCTGTAATGTATGTAGGCACTCCATTATTCATAAACCAAAAGCCATCCTCTCTGTAATCAAATTGTTTTTCTATGTAGTCAACCCAATCATTCTTAAAATCAGACGACCTCTCATTCCAATGGAATATAGATTGAATTTTAGTTAACTCTTTAGGCAACATTTCTCTTTCCCAATATTGCTCTTCTTTCTTATTACTTCTTTTGAAACATTTATCAGGAGCAGGAGGCAATGCAATCATTAATCCTGATATATTTATAGTTTGACCTATCTGACCACTCTTGGAGATAACTACAATGTCGTGCTCTTGGTTATACCCATACGCCCATCCTTTAGCCTTATTTTTCTTGGCTATTATCTCAGGTAGAATATATCCATCTACCACATTATATATACTATTTAGATCTTCGTTCAGCAAATCCTTGTTTTGTGTCTACTTTACTTACCCCTTTCTCAATTGCTTCTAAATTATCTTTCTCTGCCTCTATTCTTGTTAGTATCTCAAACGCATCAAATATAGCTAACTTTTTTGTTGCTGCTGCATTCTTTAGCTTATCTGCAGACAAGTCATCTCCTTCCTCATCTGATGGCTTGAGTATACTTTCTTCAGCCACTTTGATAAGCTCAAGAACAGCCTTGTGCCCTGCCTGTATTATTCTAAGTTTTGTTTCTTTACTTGTCATTATAACTTGATTGTTATTTGATGATCATACACTCTATATAGTTTTTCATCATCAATAGTAAACTCATACTCGCTATCGGGAGCAAAGCACACTTTATCGTTTGGAAAAATGTTCTTACTCATCAGATATTCATTTGAATATTTGACAACACCCATAAGTGGTTCTTCTGAGAATGGCTTATTAATATACGATTCTGTTGGAGGGATAGGTTTTATAAAGCAATACCTGTCGTATGCGTTCCACGTGGAACCGTGCTTATACATAAAAAATTGGTCAGGCTCAATAAAGAATAAGTCATCTTTAAAAAAGCTCTTGCCGCTTTTCTGCCTACCTTTCATATCATTGTAAAACTTAAATGCATTGTGATGCACAAGTAAAGTATCTCCTATTACAATAGGACCTTGATAACCTAATGGAAGCTCGATAACTTCAGCAAATCTATTTGAGAACTTATGGTCTTCCTCAGATGTGCTTACTATAAACTCAACCCCTGCAATGTCCTTTGTGTTATCGTAGCGTTTTCCATTTATAGGTTTAACTATAAAGTAGAATGGTGAACGCATTTAAAAATTTATATTATATTCAATTGAAATTGGAACTGTCGCTGTAAACTCTTTCCACAAAACTACTTCTTCTTTATTATTTATTATGTAAATAAGTATAGATTGTTTTGTGTCGTTGTATCTTATTAAATGTATTTGATGGCTATCAGAAAGAACAGGTTGCCCTACAATATAATGCATTGCTCCATTTTTATAATCAAGACCTATTGATATTTTTCTAATGTCCATTAGATTACTATTCTTATTTCTCCTGTAGAAGTTCTATATATATTACCAACATCTAGTCCACCTGCTAATGCTGCAGCATTGTTTGAAAATGATTCTAACATATTTCCATTTTCAAATATAAAAGTAAAAAGCTCACTAACTGTAAAGTTCTTAGTTGCATTATCGTGTGCGCTATCCGTTCCTATCAATTTATCACTTCCTGATATAGGAGAGTTGGCTATTGTATATGTTTCTATTTTTGCCATTTATTATTTATTTTTTCAAAGATACAAAATTATACAAGAGTTAAATTCAATTGATATGCACCCCAAGTGTATGCTGCCTGATTTATATCTATTGCATCACCCCATATCTGATATTCTTCACCACTCATAGTTAAATTACCTTCTGCTACTTGTATTGATGATGTGACACCTTCAGTATCAGTTGTTACTGCCAATATCTGATAATAAAATGTAGCACTTGTAGTTAAGTTGTCATTTATGCTAATCATATTAAATGTATTAGCTTGTAATTGTTGTCCATTAGACCAAGATGAAATTGGTTGTATTGCTTTCATATTTTTATATTAATTTATTACAAAAAATCCTATTGATGTTTCAGCAGTTGTTGCTGCTCCTAAATTGATTACAAATGAACCTGCTGCAGGTACTACATTTTTAATAGTTGCAGTTGCATCATTGGTTCTAATTACTGCAAATACTATTGATGATGCAGTTACAAGTGAGTTTGTTACAGTTACTGTTGTTCCTGCTGCTGCTATATTTACTGTTCCACTTGGTTTATTTATTGTCTGATTACCTGTTGTTCCTGATGCAGTATTTGTTGCAGTTAAAGTTATTCCACCCCCACTTGTAATTCTCATCTTCTCAGTCATAGCTGTTCCACCACTTTGAGTTGAGAATATCATATCTCCACTTTCTGAACCTGCTGTGTTTGTTAGGGAAGCTATACTAATACCTGCTCTGCCTATCATTCTTGTACCATTACCTGCACCTATTGTAAATCCATTTGTATTATCTGCAAAACAAGTAATTGTTCCAGCAGTTAAATTTACTGCCCCAAACATACCTTGTGGGTTTATTGAAGTTCCTCCATTTGTTAATCTATATCCTTGTGAATTTGCTGTATTATTACCCCCAATTATTTGGCTAGCATGTGAAATACAATTATTATTTACATTTGAATTTGATGCAGTAATATTTCCTGTGCTTGTTAGGTTACCTGATACTCTTGCAGTACCATTTACATCTAATTTATATCCTGCATCTGTATTAGTTCCTATCTGTACATTACCATTACCCTTTATCTGCATTTGATAAGTTGTATTAGCTCCATAAGTACTAAAGAAAATATCTTGTGCTGTTAAAGATGTTTCATTTGCATTTGCTATAAATCCAAGTTTATTCAATCCTAACGATTGAAACATCATTGTACTTCTTTGTCCTACAACTGTATAATTAGATGGAGCATATCCAAAAAATCCACCATTTACAGCATTTGTAGTAATCATAACTCCACCTAAAGCAGTAGTTCCTATATTTGTATTTTCTACTCTTAATCCTTCGGCATAACTATTATTTGAATATACAATATGCACAGGTAATGTTGGACTTGCAGTACCAATTCCCAAACGATTATTAACCTCATCATAAGCACTTGTACCAAATAATATCTTTCCCTTTGTAGCATTACTTGTTGATGATAATGTAAGGGAATTAGAAGCAGCAGTTCCCCCTACAACAGATTGACCACCACTAATACCTGTACTTAAGTCATTTGTAACTGTTCCTGATGAATTGGTAAGACCTGTGCTGAAGGTATAAGAACTTCCCCCACTATATTGAGGAATATTAAGTGTATTACCTACTAATGTAGCAGCTCCACTTGTTCCTGTTGTTGTTAAGGTTAAAGCCCCTTGATAACTTGTTGTGTCTAGGGAAAACGTACCTGCTGCTGTCATCTTAACAAAAGATGTAGAAGCATATGTTAATCCTGCTAGAGATGTTAAGTTTGTTGAACTTGCTTGCTTTCCTCCTATTTGTGTTTGTATAGCACTTGTTACACCCTTTACATAACTTAGTTCAGTTAATGAAGGATAAGTTGCTGTTGTTAGGGAAGATATGGTACTGCCTGTTGCATTAAAATACGCTAATTCATTGTTAGTACCTGTACCTGTAACAGGATTAGTGAGAGTAGCTTGTTTGCCATTTATTTGTGTTTGTATAGCAGATGTTACTCCTTTTACATAAGATAGTTCTGTAAGACTTGGATAAGTTGCTACAGCTAAAGATTGAATATTCCCACTACCATCTAAGGCAAGTATTTGTGATGCTGTTAGGGAACTCAAAATAGGAGCTGTACTAAATGTCTTTGCTCCTCCTATTGTTTGAGCATTTGTATTAAGAACACCTCTTGCTGTTGCTGATGCATCAGGTAAATTGAATGTATGGGAAGTTCCACTTGACACTATTGCAAAGTCAGTACCACTTGTTCCCACACCCAATGTCTGAACAGCTCCTGTTAGGGAATTGATAGCAGTAATTCCCGTACCTGCCATAATACCACTCTGTTGTGTAACAGTCATGATAACTGATGCTGCTGATGGAGGAGGAGAACCTGCTGCATAAAATTCCATTGTTACATTAGTATGATTTGCTGTACTCCACATTAATTCGTAGTATTCCCCTGCCACTACACTTAGTACATAATTCCATCCTACAACAACATGACCTTCATTTCCTGCACCTACTGCTTTTCTTTTAGGCACTTGAACAAGTCCTGATGAACCTGCAACATCAGTTCCATTAAGTCTTAACCATATTGTTACATCGTGTTCTGCATTATCAATATTTTGAAACTGAGAAGAAAATTGAAGATTATAAATTCCTGTATTAGCAAATGTTATTCTTGTTAAATTAGTTCCATTAGTAACCACAGATACGCCATTTGATAAATCTATAGTTCTAAATATCATTGCATATCCAACATTACTTGCAGCAGCAGTTTGTGTATTATTATCTTGCCATGCTCCATAATATCCTAATGGTGTAGCAGCAGTATTTGTTCCCCATTTAAGTCCTGTAGTCGTAGTACTATCTGCTATTAATATTTGTGTATCAAGTCCTACAGGAAGTCTTGTATTTGTTGAATTAAATGTATACAAATCTCCTTTGGTTGTAAGGGGAGATGTGCCTGATACATTAAGCGTTGTTCCTGAGAATGATAAACCTGTACCTAATGTTATTTCTTCCATTACTCCTGTACCTGCAGTTCCCCTACCAATTAACTTATTGGTAGCCATAGATGTAGAAATCACAGGAGCTGTACCACCACTTGATGTTATAGGACTTGTAGCTGTTACACCTGTTACTGTACCTGTTCCTATAGGAATAGTAATTGCTCCTGTATTATCTGCTGATTGACCATTTACTGAAAGAGTAAGATATCCATTTTGATTAGGTAAATAATAAGACCAAAAATCATCTAAATAATCAGTAATAAATGATCCAGCTTTTTGAGCATTATTCCATAAAGTTAATCCATGTGTATCTCCCGAAGTTAAATAATTAGAACCTTGCTTTATATTCCAACCATCGTTGCCTCCTAATGAATAATAATAGCTATTTACGGGATCATAAAAATAATATCTATCTGCATAAATAACATTAGTAGTAGTATTACCTATATCAGTTACTTGTTGTAAGTTTTGAGAACTTGCTACAGAAACCGTAACATTCCCCGACATATCCG